GCTAACAACCATCTTATCACTAAACCTAATCTGGGCATGGGCTTACCGTGGCGGTAGCCTATTCAAACAACAGTCATGGGGTTGGCTAGGTAAGACTCGATGGCTGGCTCTTCTAGCTGTACCTTTGTTTATGACAGCAGCCTTTGTATTCACTTCCGTGCCAACTACATGGCAGGTATGGTTACCGATGGCGTTAGGCTTTGTTACACTCTTTGGCGCACAAGCTGATGGCTGGGGTAGGCAGATGGATCTGGGAAGGAATGATAACCCAGATAACGAAACCGGACATAAGCTACGTGATCTGCTATGGGAACGTAAGTCTTCATTTACTCGTGACCTAGCTGGTTTGTACATGCGCTTTGCACAGTTCTTAGTACCTGCTATTTGTTTCTATTTCGTTAACCCCTGGTTTGCTTTACCATGTGTAGCCCTAGCTCTAGCGACTCCTATGCTTTGGGTGTTGGAACATCAAATGTATTACAGTAAAGATAAAGTACCTGCGTTTGCATTCGTTGAGTTTCTCACAGGAGCGATGCTGTCTGTGACTACTCTTCTAGCTATTTCCTAGGCTGTAAGGTGCCGCGATGGCTGTATTAGATGCTATATCAACTACATGGCCTATATTCATTGGCGTTGTTGGTCTAGTAATTGTACTAGCTAAGATGCACGGGGATATACAGATAATTAAAGAGAAGGTTAGAACATTGTTTGACCTCTGGAATAGCAAAGTAGGTAAGTGAGTATGGACATAGATCCGGTAATCTTTTGGAATGTAGTTTTAACTCTGGTAATTGCACCAGCATTATGGAGTTTTAGAAGTTTGCTGAGTGAAGTAAAGCGACTTCAGATACTGATAAATCGTACCAGAGAAGAGTACGCTACTAGAGAAGAGTTACGAGAAGACATGAAGAATGTGATTGATGGTCTACATAGAGTAGAAGATAAGATAGATAAAGTATTAGAAAGAGGTAGATAGGATGGCAATCGATCCACGACTTTTAGGCGGCGGCTTTACAACAGAGGCAGCGCTACGTGCCGACCCCGGTGCAATGAATGCACGTCAGGCGGGTTTAGATGCAGGTTTTGGTGGAAACTGGGGCGAAAACAGGTTCGTCAATTTCCAAGCGGGTAGAAGCAGTGTTCCTCAGACACAGTCCGCCCCTGTCTCTGCACCCCCAACTGTGGTTTCCCCACAAATAGATTACTCCCAGATTAGCGGAATTATGGCCCCTCTCCAGACAGGTCAAGGCAATCTGATGACAGGTCAAGGCAATCTGATGACAGGTCAAGGCGATCTGATGACGGGCCAGCAGGGGCTGGGGCAAGGTCAAGAGTCTCTCTATCAAGGTCAGCAGGGCCTAGTGGGAGGTCAAGAATATTTGGGCCAAGGCCAGGAGGCTCTAGGGCTAGGGGTCCAAAACCTAGGTGCTGGTCAGGCTGAACTGGCCGGTACTGTAGGGCAGGTAGGCCAACAAGTGGGACAAGTGGGGCAGCAGGTAGGAGGAGTACAAGCTGGCGTAACAGGTCTGCAACAAACAGTGGGTCAGGCTGCTACAGATCAGGCACCGGCCACGGGTCTGTACGCAGGGCAGACAGGTTTAATGGCGGGTCAGCAGCAGCTACAGGGAACTTTAGGTAGAGACATTAGTGGAGTAGGGGCTGATATAGCAGGTTTTCAACGCGCTATGGAAGCATATCAGAGAGGTGCCGATGTTCAGCGCGGCGACATACAGGCTGCTGGTTTGTCGGGACGCGAGCAGATACAGAGGCAGGTTGGCGACGTGGGTATTCAAGCTAATCGCGCTGCTGAACAGATGGCCGCTGCCCGTCAGCAGATGTTATCCACGCCGCAAGGGGCGGCATTACTAGGGGCAGGGGCTGTGCCTGGAGGTATGCCTCAACAGGCGGCTCAGTTTGCCCAGACAGCGCAGAACTTCCAGCAACAGCCTGTTCCTGTACAGCAGCAGCCATTGAGCCCCCTAGGGCCTGTATCAGTAGATCCACGTCTACTTCCACAGGCTGGGTTGATGAGACAGTAGAGGGAAACAGACATGGCACCTAAACTACAAGTATTTGACGAGGGGCTCGGCCCTAACGGGCAGTTCAGGCCCCCCACGCCAGATGAAATTGCGGAAGGGACCCCTGGGGGGAAAGAAGAAACTCCTGAGGTTCCTGACATTGTTCCTGAAGGGGTCGCTCCGGGAGTTGTAGACGGTCAATTCTTAGCTTCTGACCCAGAGACGGGCGCACCTATACTACAGACTGATGCTACTACGGGCCAGCAATTTTACAACCTCAATCCAGACATGCTAGGTGGAGAAATATCTGATCCTCGTATAGGCGTTCCTGGGGTGAATACTGATGTCAATGCGGGCCAGCTAGGTTTTCGCAGAACCGCCAGAGCCAGGGGATTTACGGGAGACATATCCGATGCTATGGTCCGTAACTTTGTGGAAGAGGATAAAGGACGACGAGGTCTAGTAGATCAGTACGGTTACAAGAGTGCATCTGGACGCCTAGAAGACATTCTCACCTCCCCAACATCAGACATGCCAGAAGGGACCGTGATAGATACTTCTTTAATTGATCCGAATGCTCCTGGAACCGTACAAGACGCGACAGACGCCGGGCAGTATATAAACACCCTCCCACTCGTACAACAGACGGGGGCAGCGGCCACGAGCGCACAGACTGTGGGGGAAAGGGCAGCGGCCCAGTTCGAGGCCAAACAACAGTTCGATGCTATATCTGAACAGAGGGCGAACGCTACTCTCATAAATGATCAGATACAAATGATCACTGCCCAAGAAGAAGAAGCGGGCGATATGTCTACTGTGCGGGGTCAGCTAACCCGCCTGACGAGTGACTTTGACGGGGGCGTCATCCCTCCGTGGGCAGAAGGCCCAGTAGCGGCGGCGAAGGCGGTGATGGCGGGTAGAGGACTGGGCGCTTCTAGTATAACGGCTGGCGTCATTACGTCTTCATTAATGGGTACTCTAATTCCTATAGCACAGGCTGATGCTAACATCAATGCGGAATTTCAGCGGCTCAATTTAAACAACAGGCAACAGGCTCAGGTACAGAACGCAGCTAACCTGCTGACCACGGACATTAAAGATTCGGACAATACTCAACAGGCCGCTCTGTTTAATACGGGAAATCGGGTGCAAGCTCTGTTTACGGACCAATCAGAGGCGAATGCTGCGCGGCGCATTAATGCCGCATCGGATAATCAGACCCAGCAGTTCTTCGTAGGACTACAGCAGTCTGTTCTAAGTTCTAACGCAGCCCAGAAGACGGCCATATCTCAATTCAATGCCGGGCAAGCAAATTCCCTTGAGCAGTTCCGTGCTACTCAAAACATAAATGCCCAGCAGTTCAATGCTACGAACTACACTGCAATTAAACAGGCTAACACGCAGTGGTTCAGGCAGGTAAATACGGCAAATACGGCGGCGATCAACGCGCAGAATCAGTTCAATGCTACTAATATCCTTAATAGATCTAATAATGCCCTTAATAATTCATTACAGATTATGCGTGATCAGGCAGACTTCACATTTAATAACTCCCAGAATGCCTCTCAGAGGGCTAACAACCTAGCAATAGCTACCCTGCAAGCTGAAGCTGCCTCTAAGGCAAGCGGTGGCGGAGGTGGCGGAAGTTTCTTAGGTGCGGCTGGCGGAATCTTAGGGAAAATCTTTGGGAACTTTGCGGGTACGGAGGGCGGAGGCAGTTTGATTGCTTCTGGTGTTAAAGCACTACTGCCTACGAGCTTTTTTCCTGGATAGGAAACAAACCACTTGACAAATGTGTCATTATGTGGTATAACTAATCATTATTTGAGGGGGAGACTATGTCGCATACAGATAGGTTCGGAGATAAAGTTCAGCACGTAAACACGGCTGCATTTTTCGGTAGTAGCAGACAGAATCCCTTGAATAAAAGACCCCAAGAATACTCCCCAGAAAACCGTAAGTCTAACACACGTAGGCCCATGGTATCTGGTGTTACGCCTATGTCTCAGGCAGCAACAAGCACCGGCGCAGTCTGGAGAGAAGCGATAGCGTCAATAATGAATACAGGTTCAAACCCCATTAGGAGGGCCTAACATGGTCATGTCAGACGTAGACGAATCAATGCGCAGTCAATTTGAGGGGCCCATCCCTGGTCAGTCATTAGCAGGGGATAAAGATATGGGATCATATCCGTGGGAGAACCCTCCTGATTTTCCAGATCCAGATGAGTTTTATGAGTTCACCGTAAATAAGCTCCTCAATGACGAGGAGAATCTTATGAACGTAGTGAAGTTGCTGGAGATGGAAATACCAGTTAACACCATTGCGGATGGCCTCCTGATGAACTCCTTTATGATGGGGCAGATCACGCCACAAGTGGCCATCATCTCCAAAGAACCCGTCATGGAATTGTTGATGCTGATTGCACAAGAGGCGGAAGTGCAGCCTGTATTATCTGATCCATCAATTGGGCGTAATGAAGAGACACAAATTGATGCCGCTATGGAGGAACTTGCCGGTCAGGCTCCTCCCGATGATATGATGGCAGAAGAAGGGGAAGAGTCCGTGCCTCCTCCAATGGGCATGATGGCCCCTCCCCCGGAAGAAGACATGATGATGGCGGAAGAAGTAATGGATACGGGAGAAGTGATGCCCCCATTAGCGGGCGCCGACGAGGAACTTCTACTAGAGGACGTATAGGATATGGCTAGTTTCAAAAAGGGTTTGATGGAATTTGGAGAAGGGTTCCTACTGAGCTTTGGTGACACCGTCGCTACTAATATTGCGGAGAAGGCAAAGCAGGACCGCGCCGATATATTGTCCACAACTAAAGACTTAAAGACTCGTATCAAAGCGGGTAAAACCGCTGACAATAAGCTGAAGATGAAGTACATTCAAGACGGCAATGATATTCTTCAGGCGCTGCCGGGACTTGACCCTGGCACTTTAAGGGAAACTCTTGCCAGCCCCGCTTACGCGAAAGCAATCCTAGCCCAGGCAGAAGCCGACACATTAAATACCGCGGAATGGTATAGGCCTATAGCAAAGAAATTTAATTTAGGTGAAGACTTCAATCCCTACGTGAGGAGAAAAGATCAGAAATCCTTGCCCACTCTCCTCAAGGGGTTTAGGACTGACGCTACTAGTAAAGAAGCTGACAAAAAAGATGAAGATGAAGATACTATGGCAGAGGACACCATACGCAAGATGTTGGGCGGGGGCCTGACCGCAGAAGGAGTTATACGGAGGAGTAGAGCTGGATTGAGCGCACGGTTCTCCCCAGAGGAAATTGAAAGGTACGGAGGGGCAGGGTACACTCCTAGAACAGTCACATCAAGAGGTGGCGCCGTCAATTTTAGGAAACCATCAGACCCTAGCCAAAGTGTAGCCATGAGTTTGGCAAGCGCAAACGAGCAGGTTCCTAATACATTGGCTGTTCAGGATCTGACTTATAAGGGGGGGAAAACAGTCAAAGGAGTTGACGTATATAGAGGAATACAAAAGTCCCCACAAATCAAGTCAATGCTTGATAATTTCTCCCGTCTCCTAGGGACTAAGCAAGGCCTAGCGGCAAGTGAGCAAGCACAATTTGACTTCTTAATTAGACAAAGCAGGGGCACTATTACAGAGAAGTATTTAGATAAGCCTTTTCTAATGAAAGACAAAAGTACCCCTTATACATTTCAACCTTTAGGGGGCGGGGACAGAATGAACCTTACACCCAGGATTATCCTACAGACGTACAAAAGCAAGTTCATGGATTCTCTACGTAAATTAAATACCCCAGGTAAGAAGGTCGGCTTCGACGCGGCGCAAAACTTTGGTGTAGGTGCCCCGCCGCTAGTTCCTGGCGCCGGGCAATGAGCTTAACAGAGCAATATGGAGAGGGCGGCGGCATAGTAATTGACGAAAGCAACTTCGTATCTTCTGGAAGTGACGGCGGTGATGGAGAGGGCATAGTAATTGATGAAAGCAACTTCGTATCTTCTGGAAGCGCAGCAGAAGAAGGCACAATAGTCGATGAAAGTATTCCCTTCCAAAGTACGTATACTCCTATGTCTGCACAAGAGATAGTGGACGAGAGGGCAAGAAACCCTGAGCCTAAGAAATTCCCCGAAGATCCCACCTTTAGGGAATACCTAGGTGACATTGGGACGGGGCTTTCCTACGGAGTTGTAGAAGGGGGTCTTCAAACATACGACACTATTCGTGAGGGGGCAGAGGGGATTGCAGAGTGGGCAACTGGTAGGGAACTCTTCGACGTAGAAGAATCCGTAAACACGTTCGATAAGCCCACTACAATAGGGGGCAACATAGCATCTGGAATAGGGCAGTTTGTACCGGGACTGGTTCCTGGGGCAGGTACTGTGGGTCTGAGCATTTCTGTTGGCAGGATGCTTCTTAATGTAAATAGGGCATTTGGCATATTCAAGGGTACTACGGTCGCCAACTTAACCGGTAATCTAATTAACTTTGGTACTAAGGCCCCAAAGACAGCATCCATAATTAAATCTTCTCTGGTTGCGGGGGCGGCGGAACAGTATGCCTTCGACACTACAGATCCCCGAATCTCAGATGCCCTTAAAAAGGCCGAGATGGGCGTCGTATCTGATATAGCGGCCCTAGTGGCACAAGACCCCGACGATACGGAATTTGAAGCAAGGTCTAAGATGTTCGTAGAGGGGCTGGGACTGGGCGCCGCCTTTGATGTGGCTCTACTGGGGGCTAAAGGGCTTATAGCGGGCGTTCGTAGTAAGCCGTCAATAGACAAGGACGTTCCTACGATCACTAAAGAAGACATAAATCAGATGCAGCTAGACGGGAAGGTGGATGTTAACACCGTACAAGGCACAGCCCACGTAAATACTGTCGTTGTTACGAAGCTAAAGGCGCTGGGGTACGACGACTCCTACGTTAAGAAATACGTAGGGTCTTTAAATACGGAGCATCTTGCATCCAGTAGATTAGAGACATACAATTTAATTAATGAAACTGGCTATGCCTTAGAGAAGATGCATGGAAACAAGTGGCAAGAAGTAATAACCAATAAGCAGACCCAGGAAGATGCTGCTGCACTACTAGGGCACGATAACATAGACGCTATGAATGCTGCCCTTACGCAGTCCCAGGGGTTCCTTAAATTAAGTAAGAACCCTGACGGAAAAGGGGAACTAGTAATAGGGTCGGGGCTACAGGGCCTCACCTCCTACGCCTACGCTGCGCGTCAGCTCCTTATGAACACTAATGACTTAGTATTTGCGCTGGCCTCAGAGACTAAAAAACTGAAGCCCGGTGAGTTTGCAAAAGCCAGTGCAGAGGATATGCAGAAGTATCAGGCCTCTAAAGCTGCATTTATGCAACAGCTTCTTATCTATCAAAACGTACAGGATACAGTAAATAACATTGCCGGTGAGGCGGGCAGATTGCTCCAGTCCTTTAACATCAACGCAGGTAACGGCCTCAAGCCTACCTTTATTAATGATATGATTGGCAGCTTAGGTACGGATCTTGACGATGTCATAACGGGCATAAGCAATAGGGCCGATAATCTGAGCGCTAACGCCTCCGGGAAGGACCGTCAGAAAGCCCTATTTGGCGACAAGAATGCTAAAAGCATCCTAGAAAAAGCAAAGGGCGCAATGGGGGAGTACTGGTACAACTCCATACTATCCGCCCCAGACACACAGCTTGTAAATATAGCGGGCAATGCTGGTATACAGATCCTGAGGACATTTCTAGAGGGGACCGTGGGGGCCACTCGCGGAACCTTCAAACTAGCTGGCGCTAAACTTATGGGTAAAGACATAGATCCCGGCTCCGTAATGTTATTTGGGGATGTGTGGGCTCGTGTAAAAGGCATGACGTATGGCCAGTCCCAGGCAGGGGGGCTATCCCGTGTCGCGCTAATGGGGGGAAAAGATAACCCTGTAGTCATGGATAAATTAATTCTTGACGTATCTGCTGGCAAGTATGGTAAGGGTAAGACAGTAGAAGAAGTAGTGAGAGAGGAGGGATGGGATAAGCTGTATTCGCGTACTAAGGATTCTATCATAGACCAGCACGGAGCCTCCGTATCTGCTTTTGGCAAGGCTGTTAGGTTATTTGGACAGGCATTTAAGCACGAGATGCCGACAGAAGCTAGGTACTCTAAGTATGAGATGACCGAAGCCACCCGAGGGAAGGCCATCACCGTGCCCGTCCTGGGCCGTTTTCTGAGACTGCCTACTACTACCATGGGGGCCTTCGATACCGCATTTAAGTCATTGGCCGACAATGCCGCCCTGTATGAATCTGCGTATAGGGAACTACGGTCATTGAAATATAGGGCCAGTAAGAATAAAGACAACGCAGTCGTAATGCCAGATGGTAAGAAGGCAACCTTCAATAAAGATATGTTTACTCTACCTGGGGATGGCGATGGAGGTAACCCCAACACCTTTACGGCGGCTGAGTACGTAGAGCATCTGGTAGCCAATCCTACCGCGAGCATGGATAAGTATGCCCGTGATGAATTTTTACAGATGACTTTTCAACAGGAAGGGCTTGTCACAAAGGCGGGGGAAAAGGTTAGGAAACTCCTTAACGAAAAACTGGGCCGAGGCGTGGTCCCAGTAGGCACTATGCTTATGCCATTTGTACGAACCCCTATAAATCTAATAGCGTATAGCTTAGATCGAACTCCTCTAGGGTATATGGCACCAGAAGTTACGAAGGCCAGAGCAACAATTAAGAAGCTATCCGGCATCAAGAATCCCTCTGTATCCGTTCGGCGGCAACTAAACGACGCCTCTATAGAGATAGAGAAGATGTATAATAAGCAGGTCGTAGGGATGTCGTACCTAGCGGGTGCGTACTACGCTGCGTCAGCAGGATATATAACCGGTGCGGGCCCTTCCGATTGGGCTCAACGTAATAAGATGGAGAAGGAGTTAGGGTGGAAGCCCTACTCTATAAGGATAGGTACGAAAGATAAGAATGGGAAGACTAAGTACGAGTACTATCCTATCAGTAGGCTGGACCCCTTCTCACAGATAGCGGCCCTGGGCGCAGACATGCAGCACTTAGCGGGTACGCTGGCAGAGGCGAAGATGTCCCCAGAAGATAAGAACAATGCGGGTTCTCGGCTATACCACATAATGAATGGGTTGGCGGGCAGCATTCCACAGATGATTGTAGATAAATCGTACCTTAAATCTCTAGGAGAAGTTGCACAGACTTTCATGAATCCTAGGGATAGAGAGACTGAGTTCGACCTTTTAGGCACAGTAGGAACGGTTGCTACGAATGTGGGGGGCAGTGTTGTAGGGGGGCTGGTCCCTAATATAGTCAGCAGAGTAGCGGAGGCTTTCCACGACGAGAAGGAGGGGGCATCGTACTTCTACGACCACAACATACGAGAGCTATACGCCGAAGCGGACTGGGTACGAAGATTCATATATAAGGCGACCTCTAAAATCCCCGGTGCTAGAAAGGATCTTGGTATGGACGCATTCATGCCAAAACGAAACTCATTCGGGCAGATTATCAGCAGGGATGAAATGCCCTACGATAAAGAGGATCTCGCGGGTAGGTTATTAAATGCGGCGGGGACTATATCTCGCCCTGGATCTTCCCCCCTGACCCTAGAAGAACAGGCTATGGTGTATGTAGAGCAGAAGTACAGGGTCAGGGCCATTAGGGTATCTAAGAAGTTCAGCCCCATTCCGTCAGCATCACCTAAGGAATTAAACCCTGCTCTGTACGATTTGAGATCTCAGTATCAGGGCCACCACTACAGGAATAGGTTAATAGCTCTTAATAAAACACCAGAGTTTAGGGAGCTATTAATAAAGGCAGAAAAGGGAAAGTCAGGGACTGCCGTCAAAGCTGTTCAAGAGGTAATATCAGGAATACAGGCGGAATCTCGGAAAGTGGCGGACGATTACTTGAAGAAAAACCATATGGATCTCATAAATAAATGGTACAAGGAGGCGGGTACTACCCGGTTTGATCAGATAGTAGACAAAGAAACTTCCGAATTGAGTCCTGCCGCTGCCGACCTGGACCGGTGGCGAAATGAGAGATAATTAATGGACGCCATTGATAACCTATCTCTAGATTTTACAGCTTACTTTACACCTATGATTGCCCTTCTGATAAGCCTGTTCATAGGTTTGTGGGTAAAGGACTGGCTGTTCAATCTAATGAATGGCCTCAAGTTCAAGATGGACCCTTCCTTCAATGAGGGCGACCGCTGCATAATAGATGGAGACAGGGCTGTCATAGTTAAGATCGGCGTGTACGAGACTGTGTTTTCCATACTCAACGGACGAGGGCACGTATGGAGGTACGTCCCGAATGAAAGAATTAAATTCCTGAAGATTGAAAAGATTATAGAGGAGCCGAAAGAATGATCACTATACTAGGTTCACTTATCGGCTTTGCCGGATCTGCCCTCCCTAAAGTATTCGACATGGTACAGGACTGGCAGGATCGTAAGCATGAACTGCAAGTCATGGACCGGCAGGTAGAACAAGCTAAAGTCTTACACGGCCAAAAGATCGAAGCCCTCAACATAGAAGCAGACATCTCTGAGTCTAAGGCTCTGTACAAACATGACCAGTCCATGGCCAGTACTGGATTCATTGGGGCGCTACGATCATCCGTCCGCCCTGTGCTGACCTATCTATTCTTCTTACTATTTGCTACCATTAAGGGCGTCGCCCTGTACTCTATGATACACGCTAACGGGACTGACTGGGAAGTCGCTGTCATCTCTTTGTGGGACCTGGAAACACAGGGAATCTTCTCAGCCATAATCGCGTTCTGGTTTGGTTCTAGGGCGCTCCAGAGATCAAGGAGTTCTTCGTAGATGTTAGATATAACTGAGCCCGCCAAGGAATACCTTAGAGGTATAGCAACCGACAACTCTCGTGACTACGTCGCCTTTGGTGTTAAGGGTGGGGGCTGCTCCGGGTTCTCTTACATATGGGACTTCTCAGACGGCCCTCTTAAAGAGGACGAGGTGGTGGATCTGGGGGAAGGCAAGTCGTTAATCATTGATGGTATGTCGATCATGTATACGCTAGGAAGTAAAGTGGATTATATTAAAGAGCTAGGTGGTACGTATTTAAAGGTCGAGAACCCTCTGGTATCTAGCCAGTGTGGTTGCGGCGAATCATTTAACGTAAGCATATAGAGGGGTATCATGGCAGTAACGTACAGAGGAGAGAACTTTTCGGGGTATAACAAGCCCAAGAGAACCTCCGGCCATTCCACTAAAAGTCATGTGGTCTTAGCTAAAGAGGGGGATAAAGTTAAGATGATCCGCTTCGGTGAGCAGGGAGCCTCTACTGCTGGTAAACCTAAGGAGGGCGAGTCGGCTAAGATGAAGGCAAAGCGCAAGAGCTTCAAGGCTAGGCACGGCAAGAATATTAAGAAGGGCAAAATGTCCGCCGCCTACTGGGCAAATAAGGTAAAATGGAATAAGGGAGGTGCCGTAGTATGACTTCTAAATTCGATGTCACAGGTATGCTCATGACCAACCCATGCGATAGCTGTCAGGAGACAGGGTGCGATCCTGATGTGTGCCGATGTGAATGCCATTTAATTGGCGATGACGCCCCTACTAAAGAAGGAGAATAGAAATGCCGATGGTCGCCGGTAAGAAGTATCCGTACACGGACAAAGGAAAGAGCGCCGCTGCAAAGAAGATGAAGGAACTTAAGAAGAAGAAGAAAAAGATGAAGAAGTAATAGCAGCATGAGATCCATGACTGCCGAAGGGCTAGACCTCATAAAGCATTACGAAGGGTTTAGCAGCGCCCCATATAAGTGTCCCGCTGGCTACTGGACAGTGGCGTATGGAGCTATATGGGGCATATACGGGACCAGAGTGGATGCAGCCCACCCAGATGTAAGTAAAGAACAAGGGAACCAACTGCTACGTAGGGACGTGGGTAAATCTGAGAAGGCTGTACTACGCCTGATCAAAGTCCCCTTGTCCGATGGGCAGTTTGATTCCCTCTGTTCATTTGTATTTAATCTGGGATCAGGGGCGCTTCAGAGTAGCACACTCAGGCGCAGACTAAATAGGGGGGCATATGAAGAGGCGGCTAACGAATTTCCACGATGGGTATTTGCGGGAGGAAGAAAATTAAAAGGGCTTATTAGAAGAAGAAAGGATGAACGTATGATGTTCCTTTCATGAGCAGCTTTGAAGAGACTATATACAGGCTGCTAATCCCTCCGTGAGGCGGCTCAGAATTTAAATACAAAGTATAGGAGGCACTCAAACTCTGGCATGTTCACGAAATAAAACTTGAAGGATACGTCAGGCATTCCAATCCTCTACTTCATATTCGTACAGGGTATTCTGCTCATCCTCCCAATGCTCTTCTATCTTCACCCTGTCCCCAGGATCACTCGTCTGCCTAGCGTACTTCTTAGCATTCCGTAAAAGAGGGAAGGCGTTGCTGATACATATACCGTTAGGCTTATATACAATTGTTTTATATGTCATTTAATAATCCTCATCCGATCCCCATAGCCCATGATCCCCTGACTGGGCAGTCTTTATTACGTCAGGCAGATCTTCCTCTCGAAAGATATACACATCCTTGTACACGGGGGTAAAGCCACTAGGCCTATTGTAATCTTTCGAGTGCATGATCCTAGAGTGAAGCCATCCACCCTCCTTGTAGTCTACCTCTAAATAATTATCGTGGCCTACGTGGTGATAGACACGAGAAATCATGTTCGCACTCACCATTTCTGTTCCACTCTCTTCTTATCCTTTTGAATGCTTGGGCCAATACGGACAGAGCCCCCTTCTCCTGCATCTATAGGGCACATAATCTTTATGTTTTGTGGCACGATCTTGCCAGCAGTCCACGTCCCAGTATCTGCATTCAGAAATACAATAACCATATAGCCGGATTTAGACACTCCCCTAAAGACAGGGGTTTCTCCATAACTTTGCTTTAACTTGGCTGACCCGGCCTTAACATCTGCACACCCCGATGCAAGTTGGGCCTGAGCCGGGGCTGAGAACCACGCTATAAGCGCAAACACCAATAGGACCATGGCCGTTATTAGAACGATGTCTCTATTCCTGCTCGGTAACATAACTATTTCCTCCTCTATATGACTCATCCTTATCTACGCAAAGATAAGTGCGAGTAATTCTACTACTAACCTTCAGCGCTTCTGTAACGTATCCGTCCACCATCGTATGGCAGATTTCTATATTCGGCACTCTAACACTGGTTATCTCTGTGATCTGTGCTGGAGAGCCTAGCGACATCATTGCTGTTACTAAGTAGGTTATCATGCTTCAATCTTCGTCGTAAATCGGTACTGTTCACCAGTATCTGCTAGGTTGTCGCCGCATTCTTGTAGGTACTCTTCTGCTTCTATATAAGTTGGGAAGTACTCAGATGATCTAGAATAAGGACCACTATTTCCATTATCAGTAAAAATATTCCCTACATAATATCCCCAATCACTATTGATAATCATTAGCTCTGATATTTGCATATTTCTTCTCCGTTACACGTCTGCATCACTGGGTGCGGACACGGTGCTCAGTAGCATCTCTGTTTTAATCTTGAGCATCTCAGCCAAGGCTAATTCCCGCTGCACTTTAGCTGGCACCCAGACCTCTACCCAGTTACCTGGATCTTCCCGCCTACCCATAGGCAGGTTCAGCTTTGCAGACGAATGATTACCAGCGTCCATGTGCTGCAACATACTTTCCAGATCATCCATCCTCTTTCGTAGTTTAAGCACATAGGATAAGGTATCAATAGACATATTCATAATTGGGTTTTCTTTCTCCAGATACTCGGTGGCTTCAGTCATGTCAAGTCTCCTCGTTGGGATGACCGCCTAGATAGTTAGGTGCGGGTATGTTGGGATTGTATTTTAACTTTCCTATAAAGAAACCTACGGCATAGCCAGCAGCAAATATAACTAAGGGCACTACGCCATATAGAATAATATCCATCACACTTATCTCCTTTACTACCATGGCGCAGTCAGTGCCATCCAACATTCAGGGAAGAGAGGTATCATTATAATATCCCACTGCTTCGCCAACTCTCTCACCTCTTGCTGCGCGTCAGGCTGGGACCGTAGATTGTACGCTCTAGCCCATGCGTATAGAGATCCAGTAACGTAGTACTCTGTGTACATGGACTGGGGCAGTACCATCCTAGCTTGCTCTGGACATACGCCCTTTCGTAGCATCTGTTTGTACACCCACATACATCTGTTAATAGCGTGATCATAGTCATCTACCATGGCCTCGTTTCCGCTGGCAGTAGCAGGATTGATATCTATAACTACATCAGATGACCCCTGCTTCTTATCCTCTGCTTTGCCGCGCCACTCGTCCGGCTTGTAGAACTCTGGATCTTCATCCACATACCTACGGCTTACTTCGTTGTACGAGAAACCAATAGTATGCTTGAACCGCTGCCTAGCCACGAACAATGGAACCTTCTCACGCATCGTAACAGTGGCATGAGTAAAGGGTGTGAAGTGATCGTGGTCAGCTAAGTATTTAAGTAGCTTTATATCCTTCTCTTCTACGTGTGCCCCCATCTCCGTCAGTTTATATGAGGACTCTTTGTTGAAGCTGACCCTGGCCGCGTTCACTACGGAGAGGTCCGTCCCCATCGAGTCTATCAGTTCTACTTTCATTTGCCCACCTCAAGATATGCTATTGCACGATTTAAAATCTCAACACAATCATCGAAGCCGCCCAATGCCCTGTTGCATTTGTGGCAGAGCCAGCCTCTAAAAGTCTCTGTTTCGTGGCAGTGATCTAATACCCATGACCCATTCTTGGTATTCCCTTTGCCCTTAACTTGATCCTCATCCTGATTACATATAGGGCAGATGTAGCCCACAGTGGGCATACCATGCTCTTTACGTAACACCTGTCTTACATTGTGCAAGTATCTGTTGCACTTCTTACACTCAGGCCGAAGGTAGTTACCCCCTGATGTCATAGAGAATGAGGACAGGGGGAGGTACTCTTCACATTTACTACATACCTTACCTTCCCCTGCCCCTAGGTCCCCATGCTCCTCAAACATGTCTAGCTGTGCTGAATGCGTCACAGTTCGCGACCTCTGACCACCAACTCGGTAAGGTCTACCGGAGAATAGTTAGGGGGCTTTTGTAATTTACCTGACTCACTTAGGGTGCCCTCATTCAGCTTCAGCATATTGTTTGCGTGTACCATATTGAATGCTTCCGGCAAGAAGGACAGTTCTTTGTAGCGGACAGACATGCCAATGATAACGTACAGTAAGTCGCACATCTCTTTTAGTAATCGCGCGGCTCTTGCATCCTGCTCTGTCTGCGTACTTGCAGTCTCATCCGTAGGACTTACCTGGAGAAGGCTCTCTACCTCGTATACCGTATCCAGAAATTCATCGTACTCTTCCTGAATTAGGTCCAAACAAAGATCCCAGGACGCATTGCCCTTAGAGTGATGGTAGTAAGGGAGCCCGTGCCCTGTCTTATGAAGATCCCCAGACTCCTCCAGCCCCTCCCCTTGCAGTTTAACGGAGAGGCTGTTCTGGAATTCCTTTAAGAACTTAACCGCTAAATGCATGGACTTTCCTTCTCCACTTGCAGTGCCCGGTACATACCGTACCAGCAGTCCCCTAGGCCTTTTTTATAATCTTTATCGGACACAGAGTTCTTGAAGTTGTCGTAATCTATGTCTAGTACTTGTTCCGTAAGCCAGTCCCCTACATCGTACTTGCTAACGAATGTGCGGTAAGCGTAATCCCTATGAGGTGTGTACACAATATCGTGACCAGGGAACAGCCCCTCTAGATGGTTCTTCTTACGGGAGCGTACCATCAGGTGATCTTCAGGGACTGAGTTGCCCGTGTCCCTATCGTTCTCAGCGTGTAGCTGTACCACTGACACAAACCCACCTCTTGTCATGATCCACATTTTGTATTTGTCTCCTTCTTCTTATCTTCTTTTAAGATACGTTTCAAGTTGCTAAAGTATGCAGAGTTGTAGCCCCTCTCCCACTCTTTGTGTTTTATTCCCGTGCCACTGTGCGGATTATAAGAGTTACTGTAAAATCCTTGCACCCCTTCCGAGAAGGATTTGTGCATGAGCTTGCCAGTATCCCTACTCTTAACATCTCTACTGATACGTGTCAACATCTATTTATACTCCACAAACGCCGCCGGTGTTACTTATCTCACATATATCATGTGTCTCTACGTGTTCCTCAAACTCTTCCCCTAGCTTATCGACAGCTTCCTCGTAAGGCACAGGAGTAAGGGGCTGTCCTCCTCGCGAGCCATCAGGGTAGCACGTAAACCCGCGAAGCCTGTGGGCGTAGTCAGCTAGCGTGTGGGCAAATCCTGCGACCGTATCAGGGTTGTTGTGCTTACTGCCCCACTCTGGCAGGTTGATCGTAGAACTAATAGACATATCAACGTAGTCTTGAACGTCTGCTTGAAAAGCAATGCGCCTTTCATACTCAGAGGCTAGGTCTAGGGCGCTCTCTATATTGTCTGGATCTATGCCGTAGACATCAATCATCTCCTTGGCTGCACTGTCTACAACGTACTGATATTTCCAGCGAGTACCGTTCGTCAGATACCTTCTCTTATAGGCTATGGCAAACAAGGGCTCTATCCCCGTAGTAGTACCTGCCAAGATCCCAATGCTGCCAGTAGGAGCAATGGCGCGTACCGCAACGGGGCGTGATACAGACAACTCATCCGCAAAGGATGAAGCCGTCTTATCAGACCATCTCTTATACACATGAAGCCATCTATGCAGTTCGTCAGTAACTTCATACTTATGCCCCCTTTTAATCAGCCACTCATGTATTCCCATCAAGCCTAGGCCTAGCCGCCTGTTCTTATTCCTAACCTCGTACACCTTGGCGTAAGGAAGCTGCGCCCTAAGTGTACCACACAGAAGGAATTTAGTGCCTAGTTCTACGACATCTGCAAGCTCCCTGAGCGACTCAATACGGCCAAGGTTGACGCTGCCCAAATTGCAGACATCAGAGTCATCAGCAGAGCAAACTTCAGTACAGGCGTTGCGTAAAGTTTCATTTTCATTCTCCATAAAGTTAAAGCTAAATCCAGGTTCCGCCGACATTAGAGCCTGTCGTACATTTTGCATGTACACCTCTCCTAACTCACCAGTGGTCCAGTATCTATACAGCCACTCGTTATCGTAGTTCACACTGATGTTTGTCATATCCAGTGGTGCCGGAAAGTTAAAGTCTGATTCTTTAATCTGTTTTAAAGTTTGGCCCGTGTTACCTACAGGCATTGATCCCCAGTCTTTTGCTTTAAGAAATTTATCTATGTCCCCGTGCTTCCAATTCAAGGAAGCGTAAATAGCGGATCTGCGCGAGCCGCCCTGCATCACGCGCCTTCCTATCTCATTTATCATAGACATCTTAGGAATAGGCCCGCTGGCTGTACCTCCCGTGCCCACTAGCGCACGTCCCGAAGGGCGGTACACAGAGTAGTCTACCCCTATACCTCCCCCCGTCATGAGGCAGGACTCTGACTTCCAACTTAGGTTTGCCCAGTCCTCTCGCGTATCTTCTTCTGCTGCCAACAGGAAGCAGTTATTGTAGAACCTGTTCTTACGCCCCGCGTAGTAGAGATACCGTCCCCCAGGCACGAACTTCAGATCTATAATGTACTGAGTAAGCTGGGCTATCTCAGTGGCCGACATCAAGTTCTGTTCCCCGTCGCGCAAGTCCCCGCACACATCCTTAACCAACACGGTGGAAAGATCCTGCCATGTGGTGCATCCAGGATGCGCGTACTTCAGGTTAAATATATCCTCAGAGAACTTAGATCTAAACATAGGATTTTCATTTGATTTATATGAAAGCATCTTTTATGGTTTCCTCTTACCTAATGGCACAACGCTCAGTGTCTCTGCTCCATCTATATCAAACAATAAATCTTGCAGAATGTCAACAACTTCTTGATCAACATCTCCGTCAGTAGGCACGGGGAAATCTTCAGGATCTATTCGTATAGACACTTTGAAATGTCTGGTTATCATTGGCCCACTCGTCCGCACTTAGATATCTCTGCCGTTAAAGCGGCGTACCCTGCCACATCCACCCAAGAGTCTGTGTGGCCTGGGGTATTGACCAGTCGAGAGATCTTCATCCATACCATCATCATACCAACCTGCTCTTTAGTTACAGGAGTACCCATTATGACAGACCAGCCGGAAGCAATCCTCTCGTACATATCGTAGGCGGGGCCGTATGATGCTGCCCTATCGTCGCAGATCAATTTCTTAGCAGTGTCCAGCACGGCCTCTCTACCATTCTCCTCTATGCTATCTTGCACATCATAGTAGTCATCCGGCGTCGATGATGCTGGCCCGAATATAAGATCGTCTACTTCTTTAAGTGCCATAGATGTACTCCTTATTTAATTTAATGTACGGTGCCGTTATCATCGGTATGCAGAATTATTTCTACGCCCTCATGTTCATCGTCAAACATAGTATCGTATCTATCTACCAGATATGCAATCTCGTCAGGGGGAAAGGTAGTAACCACACACATAGCTTTTATCACATCGGTCATGGCCTCAACCCCTTCTTCAGAAAGAACGGACATGTCTGGGTGATGGAAAGGGCTTATGTCGTAGAAGATACTACTGTCCGAGGGGTCCTCTGACCGCACGGTTATCTTTACCATCAATTCGTTTGGCTCTATTCCCGACGCCTCCACGCTTTTTAGTTTTTCCACGAGGCTTCTTCCTTTCTTTAATCCATTCTTCAGGGATGCTCTGATTGGCGTATACAAATTCATACTTATCACACCAGTCCGCATACGAAGTCTTACTGCCTTTTCTTATCTTGGATCTAGAGCTTGTAAATACGAAGCGTATGTCCAGATGTGGATGCTGCTCCCTAACCCATAGATGCTTCTGCCTGTCCTGTAAGGTAAAGATACCTTTAGTCTCTACTATTACACCATTAGGTAATATGAAATCCGGCGTGTAGTTACGGTGCTTTTCCGGCTGAAGAAAGGGTATCTTCATTGTCTCGTAGCAATCTATTATACCTAAGAATGCTAACTGCTCAGATACCCTCTCTTCTAGACCGGACCTAAAGCCCTTGGCCAGCTTCCATCTTTTGCTACTATAAGGTGAAGTGGCCATAGAGGAAGCTAAAATCTGGCGCACCTACTGTCGCCGCATATTCCGCCTGTGTCTCTTTCATCATGCGTGTTCCTCCTTTATATATGTATACGATACAATCGGCTTGGTCTTAGCTTGGGAAGGGATAGACCCCGTCTCTGTTAGCCCAGGCCAACAACTGAACCTATACTTGCACCAGCTACAAGTCATTCCTAACTTGCGATTGCCAGTGGGTACTTTGCGGAACAACTCTTCTTGGTCCTCGAAGCACCTCTTAAAGGGCAAGTCTAGATTTATAGTGTCTACTTTATCCTCAATCTCTTTAAGGATTACGTCACGTTCCTCGTCCGTGTCGGTACACTCAATACGACTGATGTGCCCCTTCGCTACGTTGAAGGCCCAAATACCCCCAGGCTTTGCCTTCTTAGCCTTGGCGTATAAATGTAACTGGCCCACGTACCCGAAGGGATCGTCCGCCTTTAGAGTATCCCAACTCACGAACTTATTGCGAAAGGCGTAGTCCGAAGTGGACTTGATGTCATCAGGCATACCATCGAAGGATAGATCTGTCTCCCCGTTTATGGTGTTGCCTCCTACATCAACCTGCACTTTCTCCGATGACACAAACCCAGGAACGCCAGCTTCTTTTATGACCCCTTTCAATACTGCTTCTACGATGTCCCCAACTGCCATGCGTAAGAGAAAGTTATAGGTGGGATCTGCCGTCTTAGTACCCGCCTTCTCCATTTGTAATTGACATAAGGGGCGCCCCAAGTTAGAAGGTCTGACTCTGAACCCTGCGTTGCGGTTCCGTTGTGAGGCAAACTGCTTCCGCATAGCTTCTTTAACGTCCTCAGAAATGGTGGAGATGGTATCCTCACTCATGGATACCTCCCCCTCCAAGTTCTTCTGAAGCCAAGCTACGACTCTTGCAACTTTAAGATCCACTCTATGAATCCAGTGTCACAAAAGAACTATCAGCATCAATAGATTTATCAGTAGAAACAGGGGATAAAGCTCCATGATGTTTCTCCAAGATCCATTTATTAATCTGTGCAATGTGAGTACCAAACTTACCGTGCATATCTACGGCGCGTTCGTCCATCGTGTGAGATGGATCTCCATGCATAGACGCTTCAATATCGTAGTACGTAACGCCTCCTGTAATCTTCTTAGACTTCAGGGTAACATCACAGAAGTTAGGGTAGATGCCAAGACGCACGGCAATGTCATGATAGAACGAAGCCAGGGTCTTGCCGGAAGTTTTGCCAGACAACTCCATCTCTACAGGAACAGTAACGTCTACCTTCTCACTATCCTTATTGACGCCTACTACATGCGCCTCGCCAAAGAAGATAGTCATGATGCGGCAGGACCGAATGAACTCTTGCCTATCCTTAGACAAGCTATTCCAATCCTTGATGTACTCCAGAGGGCGACCGCACTGGAAGCTGCCATCCTCAGAGGGGGCCTCATCCCGCTGCCCCTGCACAAGAACGGAGTGTACGTAGCTGCCTCGTGAGGTTGACCCGTCGCGGTTCTTACGTTCTGCATCGGCATCGTACCGCTTATGACGATAGCGATGATCGTAGTAGCGGAAGTCTACGGTCTTAGCGTATACCGTCTCGCCATTGTAACTAACAGCAAAGTGACCGGCGGGGCACAGGATGTCCCCGTCGCTATCCTCTACGTTGTCCCGTAGAATACGGACGCGGCCCAGGGCATTTGAATTAGACGACTCCTCGACATCACTGAAGCGTGACGTGAAAGCCGCAAGCAGCGTAGCCTTATCCATCGTTGCAATTTCTGTCATACTCATAAAGTATATCCTCCTAGTTTCAGAATTATAGTTATACTACACATCACGTATAATGTCAAGCCATATCTAGCCAGTTCTCTCCTTTTTTAGTGTCGATAGACAGAGGTACATTCATATCAAATCCGTAGAAGTCCTCGATCATTTGCCGTATGCTATCAGTAGAAAACTCCACCTCTAGTATGCGTTTGATAACAGGCACTTCATCCTCCATGCAATCCAGCAACACGCTGTCATGTACTGTGTTCACGATGCTAGAGTTGAGCCCTCTCCATCGCAGAGCTTCCCTCAAGTTGACTAGGCACAGAGGGACGATGTCAGCAGTGGCAAAGCTCTGCACCGGATAGTTCTTAATCTTAGTAGCCCCCGTCGCCCCTCCATTCCTATTCCTCTTGGCATCAGGGAAAGAGAACACCCTTCCAGTAGGGAGTACGATACTCTTATTACGAATAGCGTCGTCCTGTAGTCTCCTATGCCAGTCCTTTATGCCGTTGTACTTATCGATGAAGTGTACATTGTAAGCCTTCTCAGCGGGAGATCCATTCATAGCACCATATAGTGGGGCGAACGTCCGGCTCTTAGCCTCCTGCCTAGAAGTAGACTGCCCCATCTTAGTGAGGAAGTCCGCTGTGTACGTATGCACATCGAAGCCTGTGTCTATTTCTTCTTTGGCCACGGCATCATCGGACAGATACGCCGCTGCCCTAAACTCTAGCTGGGCGAAGTCAAACTCCATCAACATCCCATGGTCCCCAAACCTAGAGACAAAGGCCTTCTTGACAGGGAACGTCCCTCCCCGTGGCATGTTCTGCATGTTGGGCCGACTGGATGACAACCTGCCCGTTGCAGTACGGCACTGATTAAACTCTGCGTACAAGGTGTACATACGATTTACGGAAGTGGACCCACCAATCACTGTGCTTCTGGAAGGTATGGCCCGCTTACGTATGCCCTCTACAAAGGAGGACAGGTACGTTTCTATTGCACCCAGGCGCTCAACCTTCTCTAAGAACTCTATCGCATCGGAGTACGTGTCGGGGGACTTGGCCCTCAATTGACTAGCCAGTATCCGCAACCTCTGCTTATCCGTAGAGAACCCATTCATGGTCGCCCACTGAGAGTCAGGAGGATTAATCTTGAAGCCCCCTATCTGCCCAGTAGATCTGTATACGACGCCATCTCCCCCGCATCCACCGCATATGTTAGCAGACTTATAGGGGTTACCATCCTTCTTTACGCGCAGCACTTTACCATTTCCCCGGCAGTCGCTGCATACATTAGACTCAGTACGAGTAACTATGGTGCATCCGCTGCTTAGATAGGCCTTGAACTTAGAGGCTGACACAGAGGGCCGGAAGCTGCGCTCCAACTGAAAGAACTCCTTGTGCCTCTTCTTATCCTTTGGTGATCGTGAGAATATCATAGAGGACAATTGCTCCGGGCTGCTTAGATTAACCGGAGTATCCCCCATGTAAGTATTGACCAGGAATTTAAGCCTACGTTCCAGGGCCTTCTTCTCTACGCGATAGTCGAACTCCACCTTATCCAATACATCCATGTCAATATACATGCCGCTCTTCTCTATTTCAGATAGGCACATACACATCTCATTTGTAAGATCCACAGTCTTCTGAAGGGAGGTGCCCTCCAAGTCTTCTACCTGCTTAAGATAAAGCTCACGGGTAGACAGGATATCCGCCGTGCCATATTCCTTTACAACACTCCAAGGCATGGCCTCGTACCCTATCCCCCGGTCCCAGTACTCCTTAGTTATATCAGACTTCTTAATGTCCAAGTCCCGGTACTCACAGATAGCGCCAAGCGACAGCCCTTTACGGATACCTCTGTGCAGGATGTACTCTGTTGCCATGGTATCATGTATCTTCCCAGAGTACCGGATGCCCACTGCCCACAACCATTGAAGATCATACTTAATGTTGTGACCAACGATCAGATCCGCCCCTTCGATAAGCTCCTTAACCATCTTAAGACCTGCTAGATCTGGGTCTTTCTCTTCGTGATACACGCACACATAGCTTACTGCGCCGGTATCTATGTCAACCACTCCTATGCTAACTAATTCGTTGTTACTATTGTAGGGGCGATTGTCTACTCCCCCACTTGAAGGCTTAGTAACACTGTTCTCTACATCCACTACAAGTCTTCTAGTCATCGTACTTAGCCTTTCTCCCGTCTAGCATGACATGTATTTGCCCGTGCCATCCACTGATTTTATTCTTAGCTATGTTGAATACACGCCTAGGATCGTTCTCTTGGGCCCCTTCTACCTGGGAATACTTACCAATAAGAAGCATAAGATCAGCTTCTGCTGCCTTACCTGTGCGGGAGTTCTCCATCATAGACAAGTTTAGATTAACCCTGCCCTCTGCTTCTGCACTTAGCTGAGAGTATCCGAAGATAACGCAGCCATACTTAGTAGCTAGATCCCTGGTCCTACGGTACAGTTCACGAAGCCTTTCATGCTGCGCTAGGTCAGATGATCCCTCAATTGTCACCTTATCCAACATGTCAATTACCAGGATGTCAGGGCCATGCGTGTTGAGATGAGACTCTACGCCGTCAATCCCGTGCGTGTCATCTATCCTATCTATAAGAAGGTTGCCCCTCTTGAACTCGCCATTGATCTGCCCTTTACTAGCTAACAATTCTGGCTCTGTCTTATTAGTGGAAGCAGACATGTACCGTAAGGCTACGCGCTCTGCTGGTTCTTCGTTGCATAGCACATGCACGACGGCACCCTGATCTATCCATCCCCCTGCTGACATAGCAAAGGAGGCATGGCTACTAGTCTTGCCCGTCTCCGGCCTAGACCCTACCACCACGAAGTGCCCTGGACTTACGCCGGGTACTCTCTCGGCTAAGGCAGATAGGTTAAAGGCCCACTTAGATTGTGTCTCAAGAGAGTCGAGTAGACTATCAGGACTGAGGTCAATGCCGTGGAAGGGAGATCCCGTAGATACGAAGCCCTCCGAAGTATCTTCTATCAGTTTCTTTATCTTGTTTAAGTTAGTGTCTACGCCTTCCATCAACTCAAAGCCAAGCTCAGAGATACGACGCCCTGTCTCTACGCGCCACAGAGATTGCATAACATCGGTCACGACATCAGCCCCTATGGTATCCGCGTGATCTATCTTAGCGAACAGTACCTTGTACGTATCCTTCTGTGCCTCAGTAAGGGTAGTGTTGTGGGCAAAGAATACGTGCCTCAGTTCGCCCACAGTTATGTCGCGATCAAACTTATCGTGTACCTCTACTAGTGTCTGTACTACGCGCTTAGGCTCCCTATCGAATGCGCTTACTGGGATAGGCCCCGCCGAATGGAAGGCATCCTTACTGCATAGAGACTTGATCAAGTCCAGCATGTTTGTATATCCTCTACCGTCATATCCTTAATGTCTTTATTGAGCATCGATATGCTACACGACTTCACTCCCATGGCGATACGCCTGGACATAGCAATAGACTTCCTAGTCGCATCCTGGTCTAAGCATATCACTACGTTATTGTACTTCCATGCTGCCTGTAGATGCTTATCTGATAAGCTAGTACCTAGCAGCGCCATGACGTTGCATGATGGCACATGCTTAACCAGCTTCCATGCCGATACTATATCCTCTACTATGTATAGCTTACTTAAAGTATCTGGTACACCAAAGGGGAGTATCACCGGATCGTCTGAAGCAGAATAGCGTTTCCATTTAGGAAACTTATACCTGTTGGTTGCTCTTCCGATGCCGTCTATGTACTCCCCCTTGATGTTCTCTATCAGAAACACCACGCGGTGTTCCTTTGCATCGTACATTACGGGGATGTCCGTATAGTATATATTGTACTTGTTCAGATAATCAGTGACAGAAGCATGGCTCCCCAGATACCTAGTATCAATAGGCCCATTCGATATCTCCTTATTACTATTAAAGTGAATAGAGGGGCGAAGCGTTGCCCTTACGTCTTCCACAGACAGGTTGTCGGGATACCTCCGGCCCCTCAAGTCACAACTGGCAGAATAACAATTCCATATAATGGCAGTGCGTAGCCTAGTGACAGTAAAGGTTCCCCGCCGCCTACATGAGGGGCACTCCCCTCTGTACGTGTCGTCAATAGATAGGTTATCTATAATGTTCTCTAGCATAGCGCACCCTACCACATCTATAGTTGAATGTCAATCGTTGGGCATCTCCAGAAAGTTTAAGTTCACACTGAAGCTGCGACGCTCACCCTTAGTATAGAACGGATAGACACAATGGAATAGATCCGATGGGAATAGATAGAAGTCCCCTACCTCTGGCTTAATCATAAAGTTAGTGGCGCTCCAGTGGCTAGGCGTCCCGTGAACAAACTGAATATGCCCATGGCTAGGGTGATGATCCTTGTAATCCTCTTCAAACTCTGCGTCAATTCCATCTGGCATAGACAGATACCCTACACAACTTAACTTACAACCGGTATGAATATGCAAAGGATTGTACTGACCCTCGCGTTGGCGTACTACCCACCCCGCTACGAATTGGATACCGTATTTGTTTTTAGATGAGTCCATAGATCTGGCGCCCATGCTATTACGGATCTCCATCCAACCGGCGTACTTGCTGACCAGTTCGCGCGTCTCTTGTAGAAACATCTCTTTCATGTTGTCATCAAACAGAAGCTCTTCGTCCACCTTACCTACTAGATTGTCAGAGAAATCTGTTAGTGGAGCATCCCTTCCTGGCAATCCTTCGATGATGTCATTCATCTTATTCACATAAGTATCAGACAGCTTGAGCTTGGCCATACCTGGGCCGAAGGGTGTGAAGAACTGTTCATCCTTATCACTGGTGAAGAAGGTAGCCATTAATCTTTATCCTCTGTGTTTGCACGAGCGATAGCGTCCAGCTTCCATACCATAGTGGATAGATTATGAACATCAGAAAGCCACAAGTCAGAACATTCGGCTATGTCCATGTTTATCTTTTTGAGTTGCTCAACAATTTCAGTTAAAGTACTCACTTCTTTTTCGGTCAGCATTAACTCATCTCCCCCAACTGATCACGTATATACTCGCACACATGGCATCTCTTCATAAACTCTTCGTTAGCTTTCTCGTGTTCTTCATAAGTCTTAATCTCCCCTACAGGCTTATGAAATTTACTCTCTATATCGGCAAGCTCCCGCTCCAGTACCGCCTTGCGTATCCAATCGCTGCTGTCCATTTGAGTGTGCCTTCCATTCCATAAGATTATATTGCAGAAACTATACTGTACTTATCAGGACGGGACGCGGCCCTATCCCTCTTCGTAACTTTCTTTATCCTATTTATTCTGCCTACTCTATTGGGAGCAGCCGACTTGCGAGGGGGCCTCATTTTAATAGTACAGGATGAAGACGATGATGATGTCATGATGTTAACCCTTAGTAATGGTGGCCGGGGACACCTCAACAATGCCCCCGGTTAGATATGTTAGGCTGCAATCGCCATGAACTCAGGCGATGAAGTCCACTTAGCTACGTCCGTATTACGATTGAACATACGCTCCGCGATATTATTGTTGGCGGTATTCTTTAAGCCGAAGCGATCCTCATGTGAAGCGTACTGTGTGAAGGCTGAATAGACTGACCATACATTCCAGCCACGGGTGCCTACTTCCTCCATCACAGAGTCCAGCATCTTAGTACGGGTGCGTTCAAAGGGGATGACGTTATCCAACAGCATCCTGATCTGATCTTCCGACACTCGCTTGGCGGCTATCTGCTTACACCATTCTACGTGAGCTTCAAACCGTTCCTCCAGTCCCCCTATGTCATCAACGAAATCATCCAAGGAAAAGTTCTTCGTGTTCTTTTTCTTTAGATGGTCGTAATCGCCTCGGATCATGCCATTAGTGCAGTAGAAATCGATGGCCCCGACCAAGCAATTTGACTTGCAATTACCAGACAGGCCGTGCCAATAGATGAAACGGAGCGCGATATCAGTTGAGTGCTTGTCAGTTTCAATGGTCGTCTTAGCACGGGGGAAGATGACTTCCTCTAATGCCCACGCGCCATTGCTACTGATCTTGTTATGGATCTTCACATCATCCAAGAGGTGGGGGAGTTTATCCTGCCATACGGGGCGGATAGAGCCGAAGAAATCAGGGTGCGAAGTGGGCAGGAACGATTGCCCAACGATGCCTAATGCTTCATCGGTCTTGCTATTAACTACAAAGAATTTATCATTGATCCCCGCGCGGGTGATCCGCTCCTTATGTACGGGGAAATCGAGGGCCTCATCAAAGGTGTTCATCTTATCTTGATAGTATTTCTTCTCATCAAACATGATATGCATATCCCTATGCTGATTTGTGCTACGATGCGCGGGGCCTTTCTAGCGAGGGCGCCCCACCCTTTCCCACGGGTATCTTTAGTTTAGTGTCGTTAACCCGCTTAACCGTGTTTGTACACTCACTCGACATCGTCATTAGTAAACATGTTGTACCATAACTTATACAGATTGTCAACGGTTTATTTTATTTTATTTAGTAAGGCGCTTTTCCCAGTGCCTGTTTATCATGCCCACATATTGAGTAGCATCCGTTTCTACGATGCGGGCGTACTCTCCCTTGCCCACGCCACAATAAGGGGAATTGATGTAGATATCCTGACACACGAGCATCTCTAATTCCCCATATCCTTCGCGCTCTCCCGCGCTTCGTATGGCTCCATAAGTAGTAAACATTTATACCTCCACATCGATGACGCCGCGCCGGTTAATAGCGGGCGTTGATTTACTGCTGCTACCGCGATTGTATGATCCTTTACCTTTCTTAGATAGGACCACCCGGTTAGCCCACTTGCGGCGATCGTATGCCATATCGCGGGCGACGGGGTTGGCTGGTTTAATTATCCTCGTCATAGTGAAGCCCTCTTAAGTATGCTTCAGCCTGTTTAGCTGTCGCGAAGTACCCGGACAAGCGAGAGTAAGGGCCGTACATGCCGTCCTCTTCCTCGTAATACTCGCCCACGTAATAACCGGCGGCGGATTGCATAACCTCCGGCTCGGTTATCCGCGTGTTTGATATCATCATATCCGACGCAATCATATCCGTTATCCTTTCAGTTTATTTAAGAAGGCGACATATGAAAGCCACCGCGCGTGTTGGCACAATGGCTGACATATATATCCTCCCTGTTTCTTATGCGATGGCGCGGCCCGTCGCGTTGTCCCGCACGAACAGAACGCGGGCGTTAGGGTGTTGGCGGATCGCCATGTCGTTGGCGCGGCGCTTAGTAGTTGCGCCTCGGATAGCCCGAGCCTTGACGGTGAACACATGGGCGCCCGCTACGTTGCGCTTGTGCTTCATCACTACTGAGAAATTATTATTATTATTCGACATGGTCTATGCTCCAGTTAGATTGGCCGCTATAATCGATGCGACTAGTTGGTGATGTTGGGACTATGTCCCATTCACTGATAGGACTGTGCCACAGACTGTCCAACTTGTCCAGTGTTATATCATCTTCGTTGTTGTCATTATGATCGTCAAACATGTGATGCGCTCCTGTTGTGTATCTTACCCGTTCCAATTGACAAGCGAAGCGTATCATAGATTGCCCCGCCTGTCAACCGTTAACTTTTAATGTTGCAGATAATCGACGTTGCCGATATCAGCGCTCCAGCACTTGCGGCATGATCCACAATGGCCGAAGTCGCGGGCCTTCCTTTCTTTGCGATCCATTGCGTGATGCTCTTCGTGCGATA